GGAGAAGCCCGAGGTAGTGGAGGAGGAGAAGCCTGAGGTCGTGGAGGAGGGCAAGCCCGCAGAGAAGGTGAAGAAGCCCAGGACCAAGAAGGAGAAGATTGAGGGAGAAGAGAAGGTGAAGAAGCCAAGGACCAAGAAGGAGAAGATCGAGGGAGAAGAGAAGGAAGGAGAGAACAAGCGGAAGCGCCGGGACCCTTCCAAGCCAAAGCGTCCAAGGGAAAAGACTTGCCACAACGTGTTCATCTCGGACCAGATGTTTGAGCTGAAAAAGACGGAGCCCGAAATGACTGGTAGGGAGCGCTTTGCAAAGGCCAACGAGATTTGGAAGAATCTAGATGTGGTCGTCAAGGCAGATCTGATTGCCAAGTTCAAGGCCAACAAAGTTGTGGCCGTAGAAGCGTAATATGTTCAAATCAAAAAATATGTAAAACTTCAAAAATAACAAAAAAAGTAAAATGGAAGAAATTCCTTTTTACTATTTATGCGTTAAAAAATTTGATTTAAAAATAAATATATCTTAAGACAATAGGTGTATATTATTGCAAAAAATGGCTGAAACAATTTTCAAATGTTCCCGTTGTGGATATGAGAATAATAGTTTAAGGGGATTCAAACAACATCTTGAAAGGAAAAGGGAATGTAAACCAAAAGAAAGTGATATTCCACTTTCGGATGTGAAACTTCAATATCAAGGTATTTTTCAAAATCGAGTTGAATCACCATCTGCAGAGAAGAAGAGGAAGAAAAAGCATCGTTTCTTTGGACATGAAAATCTAGATTATATTTCGAAACCAAACATTGTACAACATGTAAGCAATCCTTTGAAAGGCATTCAAGATATAATTAAAGATGTATATTTTAACAAAGATCATGAGGAAAATAATACAATTAGAACTATTGATGGTGATGATGATAACGTAGAGGTATTTACAGAGGATGGATGGATTAAAGCTGTACAAAAGAAAGTTTTCACAAAAATGATTTATCGGGCTTCAGATATAATGGAATACAATGTTGCTAAAAAACATTGGAATGCTGAATTTTCCAATTTTATTGACAGTATGGGTGAAATGGATAATGACGAACTCCTTGTATTAATTTTGGAAGAAGTTGGAAATACGGTTGTCAATGCGGAAAAAGAATTGTATAAAATTCAAGAGTGATAATAAAATGAATAATAATGATGCAATAATTTTTCTGGCACAAGATAATGCAAAAACATTTCGCCCTTTGAGAAAGGAAGAAACAGAGGATCTACAAGTTCCTTTTTTTCAAGTTCGCAAAGACAACAATGGGTTATGTGGATACACTATCGATTACTTTAATTACAAAACACATGACAATGCTCCTCGTATGCAATATTATTGTGATTATCTGCTCAAAAATATTTTTCCTAATGTAGATTCAAGTTGTGATTTATCGGGGTTCTATCCTATAGAGCTTCATGACAGTTATAGTTACTTACATAATGATGTAAATTATGACAATGTTCTTACTTTTGCAAAGAAAAAACAAGACAAATACCCAACTCTAATCCCAGATCCTTTCATGATTGGAAATTATGGTGGAAGACTTGATGTGTCAGATACAATTGTGTGGGATAATAAAATAAGTAAAGCGGCATTTTTTGGCGTGACAACAGGTAATAAAAATCCTTTACAAAATGATAGACTACAGATTTGTCAATGGTCAGCAAAAAATAGGGATATTAGTGATTTTTATATTACAAGAATAGCACAAATGGATCCACAAGAGGTAGTGAAAGCGTACCCAGATGATATTCAGCAAATGTATTGTAATCCTATAAATCAACAAGAACAATATAAATACAAGTTTTTATTATCAATTGATGGTAATACTTGCAGTTATGATCGTTTGTGTTGGATAATGAAATCGAATAGTTTATTATTTAAATATCCAAGTAATGATATCTTATGGTATTATCCATTGATTCTAGAGAACACGCATTTTGTTGATGTCAATGAAGATAATATTAGGAAAAAGATGACATTTTATATGAATAACCCTGCCATAGCAAATCATATAGTAAAGAATGCAAATACATTTGTAAAAAATTTTACAACACCTGTTAATACTATGCTTTATTCAACATATCTTTTTGAACACATATCTGAAAACAAAGCTTAGTTGTGTTTGAAAATGATAAAATAATCCTTGTCCCAATGTAAAACAATGACAACTATTGAAGAAGGTTTCAATATGGCCAAGGACCAACCCTCTAATATTAATGAACACATTCAAACACTCGCTGATTATGCTGAGAATTGTACTGGTGTAGTTGAGCTTGGTGTTAGCGACATGGTAAGTACTTGGGCTTTCTTAAAAGGCCTTCGATTCAATAAAAAGAAGAAAAAACATCTGACATGTGTAGATATTGCTGGTAAACCAAGTCGTTTTGATGATATTTCTGAGCTTGCTAACAAAAATAGAATTACTATGAACTTCATAGAAGGTGATAGTGGCATCATTGATATTCCTCAAACAGATTTACTTTTCATTGACACAACACACCACTATGGACAATTAATGAGGGAATTGAAGAAGCATTGTAATCAAGTAAATAAATACATTATTATGCACAATACAGAAATTGACGGCCGTTACGGTGAAATTGTCCGCATGTGTTATTATTATGATGTAAATAAGGTCAGCAAGGAGAATGGCTTTCAAATCAAAGATATGTGTAAAGGTCTGGCATTTGCTATTGAAGACTTTTTAAAGGAAAATGATGAATGGAAGGTTGAAAGGCATTTCCAAAATAACAATGGTTTAACTGTTTTGGTACGGAAAAGTGACGACGAAGAGTCGGATAAAGATGATGTTTCTGCCTAGATTATAGCGTGAGTGGGAATGCTAGAATTTCCCGGAATGAAGATATTTCAACCTCGCCTGCCGCGGCATATTTTGGTTTTGTAACATCCGATATAGTGCAAAATGTAACATTTATTTTTTTCAGGTTTCTAGCTTTAGAAAACTTTGCTGCGATATTCGCAGCTGTCTGTAATTCTTCTCTTGATGGGTCTGCAGTACATAGTACTACATGTGAGCCAGGATAATTTTTTACATGAAGCCAAATATGTTTCTTGTTTGCGAACGTAAATGTAAGCAAATCATTCTCTTTACTATTTCTTCCAATCATTATCTCAGTTCCAGACTTACAAACTTCCTTACGTCCCACCATATGTAATCCTGACAGAGCTTAACACTTTTATGTATCTAGTTTTCATATTTTATTCAAAAAATATACTTTTTCATGTCATCGAATACCGATGCCAGAAAATTTAATCCAAATGACAATTCACAAGGTTGTGTAACGCCGGATACTATAAAACTACCAGTATAGAAGCATAAAAATGAAATAACTTTATTTGTTGTTGGACATGGGGCTTTGATAATGAGGCCTTGATACACATCGGGTGTATACCGTGCATTGATATTTTTTTGAACCAAAATCCTATGACATGTATCTAGTGAAATAACACGCTTTGGGTTCAAAGCAAGTGTAGTATTCAAAGTAAGTATTTTAAGGCTATCAATTGATGTATCCTTCCAACACATATTTTCTATCAATCTTCTGATAATATCTTTGGCGTACCCGATGGAAGAACATCCAGTAATATGAAGAGTTCCATTACAAAATACCTTGACTGTTTTTTTCTTGTCGAAGATCACTGTTACTGAATTGAAAAAAGAGCGATAAGTCTTTGCACGCTTGCCCCTTTTGGTTCTTATGGATAAATCTTTGTTGTTTCTAATGTCATCAAGATTTATTGGCTGTCTAGTCAGCTTGCATGTAATTGTTGTTGTACATATCGATGGAACTGAAAAGTACATACCCCATTTATCATTGAACTCAGCAATGCTCTCCTGAAACATGGTATCCAAGTTGTCGTCCATGATTATCGTCACTATCATATCCTTTTGAGAGCCTTTATATACCATGAACGTAATGCAATTCTGAAAAGAATTGTTCTCAAATTCTAAAATCAAAAAATTAAAATATGAGAAATTCTAAAATTTATAATTTTTCAAAACTCTTCATAGAAAAAAATGTTTCCTAAAATCAAATACATGAACCGATATGCTCTGATCATCGCAAAAGATTATTGGGGAACAATAAAAGGAGTGGAAACAGGCATGAAATTCGCACATTTTTTAAGGGACAACAAAATTGTTTGCGAACAAAATATTGAATATCTTTTACAAGAAAGTGTCAATGTGAATTCAGTAATTTCATCATTGAAAAATATTGTTTCTAATCTGTCTATTGATAATACTATAGTATATGTGTACATGATAGGTCATGGAAATGAAATTCGGGACAGTAGTGGGGATGAAGCTGATGGATTAGATGAGGTTTACCAATTACCTGATGGTAATGTAACAGACGACGCAATTTCTGATATCATTTTATCAAGTAATGCTTGTGATACATCTTTGTTGGTTCTTGTTTCAGACCATTGTTCATCTGGTACAATGATAGATGCAACTATTGAAAATAAAGGAGTGCATTGGCTGAATATTTCAAGTTCGCAATCATTTGAAGATTCTTATACATCTGGTGATGGCAACATTATGACCGCATGTTTGATGAATCTTTTGAGAAAAAGCAATTTAAATTCATACAAAGTGAGTGATATAATTCCTGATTTGTCTGAAGAAATGAAATCAAGTTTTATAGGTGATTTACAACATCCATGTATTCATGTATCTGATCCAAGTGTAATGACAAAGTGTCCATTTTCACCATTACACATTACTCTATGACGGATATTCGTGACAATCGGATAATATTTGAAGGATAAGGGGTAATAATGATACCTTGATTGTCAGCAGGACTGTAAACAAGTTTGATTGACCCATATGAAGGCAACATCACCGTAATAAACTGTGAACCTTTTATAGTATAATAATTTTGAAAACCCATTGAATCTGTTGATTTATTGTAGTAGCATCTAAACGTGAAATTTTCAGAGTTAGACGCAACATCGCAATCAAAAATATCAAATCCTATTGTGAACAGGCCACCTGGACCTGTTAAAAACATGGTATGTTTATTATTCTGCAAAGCAAAATCTTGAGATATATACTTTCCAGTAAAATTAATTGCAGATTTAGAAAATTGCTTTTCATCTCGTACAACACTATCATAGTCAAATAACAAGTTTGATATATCCGACAATAGTTGCCCACCGAGCACAGAACATGTAGTAGAGTTGGCCCATTGCAGAAATCCCGATGAAACTTGTACCCGTTCTAAACCAATGCCTATACCAGTTCCTTCATTATCATCGAGAATTTTCCAACCTGGTGCTATTGGAGAAAATACAACTGAAGTTCCTGTGCCTACTATTTGTCCACCAACAGCAACCATATCGGCTTTAAATTGCCCCCCAATTGATATATTACTGTTTGATATTTGCATCAAACTAGGATTATCGGCCACACCAAATAATATTCTTTGCGAATTGGAAAATGTTCCAATTATTAAATCATTGCTCATGGCTTCTGGAAAATATGCCTGATTAGATTTCGCAACAGTAAGAAAAGCAGGTGAAGATGCCATTATATTATTATTATAGTATTATACAAAGTATTTGACCATTTGGTGTTCTTTTTCTTCAAGACCACATTTTTTGTAAAACTCAATGTTATACTCCAACCAATTAAAAATGTTACACTTTTTTAATGACTTTTATTAATGGTAAAAGTTTATGTATTCAATTGATATTAGAAAATCAGCCCTTCG